CGATGGTTACAGCTTTGGCAGCCTGTCTTTTATCTTTATACAGCATATCTACATCTTCAACAGGACAGGGTAGTCTAAATACTGTTTTCGCAATACTACTATGAAAGTTCCCACCAGAACGAAATACTTCCATGAGTGCTTCATCTTTTGCTAATATTGCGGCAACATATACTTCTGCAGTAGTTAAATCCATTGCAACTATACGATGCCCTTCTGATGCTTTGATACAGCCTTTTACAATGGGATTGTCCCGAGGCAACTGCTGCATGTTAAGTTTACCGCTAGAGCTAAGACGCCCGCTAGTAGTACCGTGAAGATTAAAACCTGTACGTAGTCGGCTATCTCGATCCAGTTGCGGTATGATTTTGTCCAAATAAGTATTTTTAATTTTGGATTTTTGTCGTATGTCCAAGATGAGTTGAGGGACTTCGGATTGCTCTGAAAGCCGCTCAAGGACTTCTGCATCGGTTGAGTGCGCGCCTGTCCCTGTTTTCTTTCCAGTAGGATTAAGACCGATGTAATCAAAAAGTAAGCTACGGAGCTGTACTGTACTATTGGGATTAAAATCTTTTCCATTTATTTTCTCGAATTCTGCAATCTTTGGGTTCTCATATAGTGTTGCAATGGCTTTATCAATATCATCTTGCATAAGTTCTTGTGAAATTTGTAATCTTCTTTTATTGAATGGTACACCATTGTCCTGTGTATCCGTTAGAAACCGGCAACCTGGAATCAAAATATGATCATAAACCCATGCTAACTTCTTATTCTGTTTGATTTTTACAAACTTTTCATAAAGTAAAAACGTACACAATGCATCCATTGCTGCGTATGTTTTCATTACTTCAAAAGGAATAGAACTCCATTGAAAATCATTTTTCAATATTCCATGTTCTTTCCTGTACTGATCCATCCAATCATACATTGGCTTTTCATAATCACCATACGGTGTAAACTTTATAGATAACTGCTTTAAACCATGCCCTCCTGGGTTCTCGTCTATGAGATAGTGGAGCAACATTGTATCTTCAAATCTTGGAAACTCAAAATTAAAATGGTATTCAAAGAACGCCATATCAAACTTTGCATTATGAAATACTACTATCTTATTCTTAAATAGTTTCCTAAGTAACTCTTCTGTAGTTTCATCGAATACTTCTGTATTAATATATGCTCCTGACTTTCCATCATAACAAAGAGATATGCCAAGCATATATCCGTCACGAGGATACAACCCCGTTGTTTCTGAGTCAAGAGATATATACTCACCTTCATGGTCTATAGCTGCTTGTATAAATGTATTACATTCTTCTGTATCGTCAATTCCGAAAGCAATAGACTCATCAATTATAACTTCTTCTATCTCACCATTTATATACTTTATAATATTTTCTTTTGAATCATCCCAAGTCTTTCTTGCTTCTGGTTTAAATGTAAGCATTGCTGGGTTGATAACTGGTAAAAACTTTTCTTCTACTTTTTTACCTGAGTATTCTGTAACTGAATTAATTTTAGTATAGTACTTTAACGCATCACTACCTACTAGTACAATCCAGTCATATAAACTTATATCGAGATCAATATCACAATCTCGTTTTAATACTTTTTTAATTTTAGGATCAGAACATAATTGATACTGATCAAAGTCAAACGCACCTTCAAACTCACGTCTAAAGTCCGTTCTACTTGGTTTAGTTTCTACTAAGGCAACTTTAGCCATATAACTTCCTCATTAATTTGTCAACTGAAGTTTGAGTTAGTGCACCCGGATCGGTATCCTTTAAATGGATGTTTCGGGCTACGAGACCAACTTTCTCACACATACTCACTATTTTCTCTGCTGCTTTCTGTCCGGCATCATCGCCATCAAAGAAAACGTCTACGTACTCGGCACCTTGAACTTTAAGCATGGCGAGTTTTGGTTCACTAAAATTGTTTGTTCCAAAGCAACATACTGCATTGGTTATACCTTTATCATGTAGATTTAACATATCAAACATACCTTCTACAAGTATAACAGAATTGTTTATAAACTCTACTATAGGAAAGAAGGGTAGTTTAGCACCTGGCGGGCTAAACTTATACTTTGGTAATCCATTTGTTGTATGCCTACCTTGAAACGCAACAATCTTACCAGAAATGTCACGAATTGGAAAGTTTATTCTACCTACATAATTATTATCTTGATGTTGAAAAGCCTCGAACTTTTTATAAGTTTGGGGTTTAATATCTCTCCAATTTCCAACATATGGTAAAGCATGTTGAGGAAAGGACAAACCAACACTTTCTGCACGTTTTTCTGTCAGTTTCTTCTTAAAAAGGTCACGCCTTAATTGTAGCTGGTTTGCCCTTTCCCCGAAAAGATTATATATACTTCCTTTAAATCCACATGAAAAACATTGATATACTCCAGTAATCTGATCTATCTTCATACTAGGATTTCTATCTTCATGGTCAGGGTTTAGACATCGTACTACGAAATCTTTTCCCTTTGGAATATAGTGTATTTGTTTACTACTTAATAAAGACTCAACGTCCATAGTCTACCAACGGCTGGTTTTGATTAACCATCTTAGGCAGACAATACGCTGTAACTTTATATTGTTTATGCTCTATGCGATCAGCAAAATAATTGCACGCATTTATACTTGCAAAGTACATGTTTTGAGTACTTTGCTCTTCACCATCTACTATTACCATTAGTAAAAATACTAATATTCTCATTTTCCAATATCTTTTATGTTGTCTTTACTAATTACTTGATAAGCTCCTTTGTTATATGCAGGAGCAAGTGTATACTTTTTAGACTCTTCTTTTTTGTACTCTGCAACTCCAACCTCTCTATACGGAGTTAGAGGTGCAGATTTATATTCTGTTGTCTCTCTGCGATAGGGAGTGCTAGGCACATAAACACTTTCGCGTAAAATCTTTTTTGTTCTTGGAAGAGGTTTTCTTTTTCTTCCACTATAGGTGTAATTCATGCTTCCTTGAATAATCGGCATAGAGCCTCCTGAAAATATGAATATATATTATACTACAATTTGAAGTTGATGTCAAGAACTATTTTTATATGTCGTCTATATCTTCGCCAGTCTTCTGGTCATTATCCTCTCTTTCCTTGGGTGATAAGGCGGTGTCCGGCCCTATCTTCATAGTCTCCCAATCCATGGTGGAGGTAAACGAACGCATAGAAGCAGAGCGCATTTTGACACAGTTAAATGTCATACAGGCATCTTCCTGATCCCAGGTCTCTAAGCTATATGCGGCATCAGCCGCGTCTAGTATGCCTTTAGCGAAACGCGCTTCGCCACTAGCGTCCGTTTGGTATGGCGAGAATACTGGGGTTTCGTATTCTTGTGCCATGCTTTTTAGTGCCTTACTAACTTCTATCTGTTCCGTCCAGTCATACTGCCCTCCCCGAGAGGGCTGTTTAGAACGTTTTACTTGATTGATGTAGTCTACGATAATTACGCCAACATTCATCTTACTTTTTACTTTTTTATCAAGCTCAGACCGTATCTTAGAGATAGTCAAAGAAGCATCATAAACTACATCAAGCTGCTGAGTTGGGAGAAGCTCGCAACTTGTTTTTAATTTATCATGGAATTTCTCAAAGTCTCGATGTTCTCGATACTCTGCTAATCTTTCTTGACTGTCTGTGTATCTTCCAGCCCACCATTTGGCTACTGCTTCCCATTCAGTTACACTGAGGTTCTTTGTGCGAAGCCTAGAGAAGGGTACGCCGGTAGCAACAGAACAACACCGTTGTAGAATTGATCTGCTGTCCATTTCTATTGTGAAATAAATGGCTGATTTGCCGGAAGAATATACGCTATTAGCAATATTGACACATGTGATGGATTTACCTGCCCCTCTTCGACCACCGACAAGTATCAAATCTCGGGGGGAGAATGATATTTCGTGATCGTACTCTTTATTGAGTCCGAGGGGTAGGTATTTCGCTAAGTCCTCATCTGGTTCGAACAGGGGAATACGTTGCATACTATCCTGAGGTTGTTCTAATTCAACCTTTTCTTCGACATCCATCACTATTTGGTGTAGATGAGTAACTGATTCTTCTGCATCCATAAAGGATACAGAATTGTCAACATAATCTTCGAGCTGATTTAGAATTTCCTTTTGGGTAAATTCATTCTTCAAATACTGTAAAAGCATAAATGCATCAGCATCTACTTCTACATTCTCTACTGCATAAAGAAGCTCTTTTGTAGCAGTATCTCGAAGCTCATATTTTAAGTCTTCCATCGTGGGCATCTTGTGAAACTTCTCACAATGTTTATCTACTTCTGTAAATAATCTGTGGTACTCAGAAGGCAAGTAGTGCTTACGCACTTGTGTCCAAGTCTCAAAGTCTTGTGTCACTAAAACTTGCTTTATAAAAGCACTTGAAATGTTCAACTAGATCCCCCGATGATAAAAAATATAGCCACAGTACCCCTACTATGGCTATACCGAAATACTACTTAAGAAGCAGCTTTTTCTTTCTTTGCAGCACCATCATAGTCTGCGGCTGTCAAACCACGACGGGTTAGCATAGTCTTGACGCCACGAGCAGTCTTGCCGATTTGGTCGGCAATGGCTTCGACTGTCATCCCAGAAACATCTCCGAGGTCAGCCAAAGGATCGTCCTTCGCTGCTCCTTTCGTGTGCTCCTGCTTGGGGATGGCGGCAATTTCTCCAGCGCGTAGTAAGCTAAGAGCCTTGCCCCTAACACTATTTACTGAACGATCCAATTTGTCAGCTATCGCTTCAACAAATGCTCCATCAGCTACCATGGTGATAAAGGTATTCTCTTCATCAACAGAATAGGTACGAGGAGTCTCTACCTTTGGAGCTGGCTTGACATGGTCAGTCAGTTCCATAGAGAGGATTTTACCTTGGATAGACTTAGCAGTAAATGCTCCGCCTTCAAAGTGAGACGCTATTTCAGCGTATGTATACTCACCACTATTGTCGTTAACAAAAGCAGAAAGTGTAGCTTCTTGAGCCTCAGAGAAAGCTCTGGTGCTCTTAGCCGAAGCTAATTCTACATCGTATCCCATCTTACGCAATTTGCTAGATACGGATCGAGTAGAAGTTTCAAGAGTCTCTGCAGCTTGCGCTACAGTATCTTGAGAAATAGGGGCTTCATCCCCTACAAAGTTGGTGAGCTCTTCTGTGCGCTCATCAGTCCACTTAGGCAATGTTGCCATATTTCAATCTCCTAAAAATTCTGATAGGTTGGTTACTATCGTTATGCCAGACTCTCTGGCTTTCTTTGTTTTTGCGGATTCTATTCCGCTCTCATTCACTAGAATATCTACATTACGAGTTAAGTTTGGATTAACGTGGTATCCTTTTGCTACTAATGCAGCAGTTGCTTCTGCTTTCGTTTTAAAACTAGACAGTTTACCACTTATACATACAATCTCTGTACCAACTTTAATTCGTGCTACCTTTTCAAATTTAAAATCAAAAGGCAGATGATATAGATTATCACAAAACTCAGTTTCATACCAAAGCATTAAGTTTTCTGTTGCGGTCGGTCCAAGCCCTGCTTCTTTACATTTATCCTCTGTAATTTCATAAATCGTATCTATAACTTTGGACAATTTTTCAGTTGCACTTGATCCAATCAAGGGAATACTAAATGATGGTAATACCATATTCAGAGGCATAGCTTTAGACAAGTCAATTTGTTTCATTAAACTTTTTGCCAGTTTTTCGGATTTAAGAGCATGAGAGATCCACTCCTCATCGAGACAATAAACCTCATGCAAATTTGTTAAATCCAACTTCTCAATAGTTTTCGGTCCGAGACCTTTTATCTTGAGTCTCTTGGCAAAGTGTTCAATTTTTTTACTCACTTGTGCACTACAAGATTTATTCCGGCAGTACAACATATCGACTTCCCAGACAAGCGGATACCCGCAAGTGTGACAAACCTCTGGAGCTTTTATTGCTTGCATTACTTTCCTCTAAAATTGAAAAACTATTATCTCAGAATTTATGATAAAAGTCAAGAATTATTTTTCCTCAACTCGTCGGACAATACGAGGGATAATTTCACCACTTCGTATGACCTCTACCATACACCCGATTTCTAAATTCAAACCTCGTATATATTCCATGTTGTGCAAGGTTGCTCTCGAAACAGTTGCATCACCTATCACTACAGGTTCTAGAACAGCTACTGGTGTAACTACACCTGATTTTCCGGTCTGCCATACAACATCAAGTAGTTCAGTTACTACTCCCTCTTGTATTTGTTTCAGAGCGAAAGAACCTTTTGGATGATGAGAAGTTTCTCCCATCTTATAGTAGTCTCGATAGTTGTCTATTCTAAAAACTTTTCCGTCCTCAGGATAGTCAAACATCATATCTGTCCATACAGTTTTGAAACCATTGCTCTGCAGACACTTCATTTCCTGTGTCCAGTTTTGGCACGTATTTTTTTGTGCATCGTAAGCTATGAAAGCTAAACCGCCTTCTTCTTTTCGATCACGAAACTCAATAACATCTTTTAGATTTAACGCACCCGCCGCAAAGTTTCTTGCATTTGGAATATGTTTCTTTGCTACTACTTCACCAGTTACTTGAAGCATTTCTTTACGTTTTATTTGCATCGGAGCTAGATATAACATTCTGTCTGAGATATCTAATCCTTCTTTTCCGTCTCCACGAGTAAGACATTGCACTAACTTTCCTTCTACATAAGTCAAAGCCACAGCAACGCCGTCCAGCTTTACCGTAGTAACAAGACTACTTACATTATCAATAGGAGGTTTGGTAACATCAAAACACTTTTGAAGAGACTTCATAGGGTACAAATGCTTAATACCTCGTCGAATCTTATGTCCAACTCTAGTATAGTTATACTCTTCTACTAAGCGATCAAACTCTGTATCACTTATAATAGGAGCACCCGTGTAATATAAGTCACTAGCTTTATCTAGTAACTGCTCTACGGCTAACTGTGATTTTTGCATGTTGGTTTCCCTAATTTTCAAATAATATTATAACAAGAAATAGCTATAAAGTCAAGAAAAATTTTCAGGAATCGTGTTCATATACTCGATCTATTAAGTCCCCGAAGTGCTCTTCGATAAGTTCTTTAGATTCTGCCAAAGATATTATTTCTATTAAGGCACGAAACAATTCTCTGGAGTTGTTAAAATCGATTGGCATGCTAACCCCGTCTCTGGTAGGTAACCATTCTTCATTAAAATCCATATAATACTTACGTAAACTAAGATACTCAACACTCCTAAAAGTATTGACAGTAACTCGTACTTGGGTTTGTTTTTCTTCGTCATAATGTATTACATGCTCATAGACAGCTGGTGCTTCATGAAGTTCCATGTTAGTCTCCGTTCTTTAAAACTGAGGCTAACGGGACAACACTCGTAATATTCTTAGGTTTTAAAAGACGATAAGAATCTGTGTCCCAACAGAAAAGCAATAAAGTCTCCTCTGATTCTTTTGCACGATTCTTCTTGTCTTGAATATACTGAGTACTAAAGTCTAAGGTACAAACATTATACTTTAGCTTTTTTGAATTCTCACTACGATACGTAATGACAGCATCGCCATACTCTGTTACAAGAGATGCTAGGTCTTCCTTTTTCATGAAACTCCTTAGATTAGGTAGGTAAAATCTTTTACTGCTCTAATTTCAAGGTTGTTTCTTTAGATACTAAAAAACAGCGGGAAGATGGGCTTCCCGCTGCCGGTCGGAAACTGAGGCTAGCTCAGCAGTCCTGTAAAATAAACAGCCGCCTTACCCGTCAGTTTAGAAATGATTTCTTCATCTACTTCTTTTCCTGCGTCTGTGATAGCTGCGATCAAAGTTTCTTGAGCTGCTGCTTTTGAAACTCTAGTGCTACTTGAACCGCCAGTTTTGGCTGATCCAGTCGCTGGGGTTTTCTTTACATAAACTCCAGCTTTAGTTAGAATCATGCGAACTCCATTCGGACTCTCACTCATCTCGTCTGCTATAGCCTTTACTATCTCCATAGATGTTTCAGGAGTAGGGCTTTCTGCTTCGTACATTTCTACGGCTTGCGCCTTTCTTTCATCATCCCACGCCACTTTACGTTTCCTCTTACTAAGTTGCTGAAAATAAAATCGGTCGCCCATGTCGGTTCCCTCATTTTTGAATTTATATTATATCAACAAATGACATATATGTCAAGAAATTTTTTTCACTAAGTAGTAAACAACTGTGGTTTATTATGCCTTAATATAGACTCACAATTTTTTAAAAAATTCTCCATTGTAAGATCTGTTTTCATAGCATTATGATGTCTTTTCGTAAGTCTCATATTTTTTATATCATTTCCTGCATTTGGATCTAAGTGATCTAAATCCCAATTTTCATCTAATAAGTTTATGGTTTCGCCTGTAAGATAATCCTTACAAGTTCCTTTTTCAACGTTTAAATCTTGAAACTTTATTAAATGCGCGAATGCATCCTCACTATAAAAAGTACTCATTTCTATTCCCTCTTTGTTGGTTCGATTTCTGAAGTGACTGAATCTAGTCTGTAATGCGTGTCGTAATCCCATTACTTCGCCACGTTCTGTTATATCTCTACCGTGTCTTATAGGTTCATAAGCCCCGATAGAAGATCTTGTACGAGCTTGAAAGGCATCTATTCTTTTAGCTATCATACCGCTCAAGGTTTTTCTATAATCTATTTGTCGTTTTGCTGCTTTTTCTTTAACTGCTACATTAAAGTGCGGCGACAGTGTTCCTTTAGACGGAGCACTACCACATAACTCCATACATCTATCTATAATATTCTGATAGCTTAGCTTCTCTTCGTAATACCACTTATCGATTTCTAACCATCCAATATCTTTTTTCCAATTACCTGCTATTGTTTTATCTCTCATTATATTTTTCCTAAGTCTATTCCATATTGTTTAAGATGAGTTAACCTAGCTAAGTCATAAGCTACCGCGCTCGCGAAGAAGCCATTGCGCTGACCCTCTAAATCAATCCAATGACCCGATGAATCATCTATTAATTCTCTCATTATCCAAATACTATAACACTTTGCGCCATACTTCTTTTCATAGTCTATTTCTTGTAGACCCGGCATTTTACGAGTATGCTCTAAAGTGTATTCAAACTGTACTGTTGCGGCACAATGATGCTCTGCTGACCATACGATCTCACCGTTTTCAAACTCATCACTCATGCACTCATCAGGGAACATACCTATCTCATTCTTAGATTCAAGTGTCCCAGGACGATACGGAACGCCTATGCGCTCTATAATAGATTTTATGAATCCTGCGGAACGATACAGGGATTTTGCAATTTGTACTACAGAATCTCCTTGTAGGTATGACGTGATAGCATCTGCAATCTCTGCTTGAGTTGCAGACTTTCCACGGTTTTGACTAATTCTTTTTGCTCTAAACGCAAGGGTATCTTCGTAATCTTCTATTATTTTTGTAAGTCTCGTAGTATTATACGAGATATTCAATATTCCACAAGCGTCTTTTTTCGTGATAGGAGTCGACTGATTCAACAGATCTATCACTTTCTGTATGTTCTCGGGAGTCAACTTCTCGTTGTCCCTTTTTCTCACTCTGCCCAATTAATTCATCCTCTAGTTTAAACATTAAACAACATATTGCATGTGCAAGGTGTGATAACCCTGTTTCTTCATCTAACTCTTCGCCATCTATATGGGCAAAGATGTGCCTCAAAGCAGCACTACTGTAGCGGTTTTGTAGGTCGTCTACTTTTCTCCAGTTATGAGCATCGTATTTCTTTGCTCCAAATGTAAGTACTTTTCCTACTTCAGTTATAGACTTGGGTGGTAATAGATAAAGCTGAGGTTTCTCACCATCATATTTCCTACCCTCGCTCACTTGTTAACTCCGCTATGCGTTGAAACGCTTTATACTTTGCGGCTTGCTCCTCTCTTACTGCATTTTCTAAATATTCAATATGTTCCTGCATACGTTTTATTACTAACGTAATTCTACTTACAGGATCTCTATGAGGAACGACTGTAAAGTCGTCCGGTATTGAATAATTTTTTAAACTCATATCATCATCCACTATCATATTTCCTCCGGTATATATTCTGTACATTCACGGCATCTTCCATCTGGGGCTAACCAGCTAACAAATTCTGAGCATGCGTAACAAATATAGTTTACAGGCTCTCCAGACGTACCATCAATCTGTCTGCTCTCTTCCTTACTTGTCTGTACCATAATGAGTCTCTTCCTTCAACTGCTGCACTTTTCCAGTCTTTTCGCATAACTGCCTTATTGAAGTTCTTGAACTTCGATAGGCGCGGCCTACCCAAGTTAAACATCATATTTATAAGTATTTCTTTTACTTCTTGTGGAAAATCTTTGAACCAGGGTTGATATAAAATTTTACATTCATCACTGGCAATCTGTAAGTCTTGCTTTAAATAATTGTCACATGTGGACTCACTAATAGATGTTCCATTTGGTAAACCGTGCTCTGGGTCACCTTCTAATATTAGGTGACCTACTCCACAAGTAGCATAGCCTAAATGATCTTGATAAACACCTAGAACTACTCCTTCGTCATACTTGATTTGTTTTATTAAACTTTCCGTTATCATTACTATACTCCTAGTATTTCTTTACAAGATCCCAATTCATCGGTTCTGCTGATTTGATTTCAATAATTTGGTCATTATCATCTTTAAACTTAATGATATGAGGCTTAAGCGTATAAACTCTTCCGGCTTTATACTTCTTTGGAGTACGAGTATAAGTCTCACGACCACGTTCATCTACTGTTTTATTATCTACAAAATAAATAGTTAAATGATACTCTTCATACCATATTCGTTTCCACCAATAGACTAACCAATTATCTTTTACTTCATGTTCAAATTCTTCAGTCATTTTGCAACTCTTCGTTTTTATCTAACCACTCTTCAGCTTCATCGCCTACATCAGTTGCTTCTCTATAGTACAGGATAATTTCTTTCTGCTGTCTTATAAATCTACGCATCTCTTGTAGATTGTAAGCCATACTCTCATATCCCTGCGGTAATAGACCAAACAATACAAAGTCTCCGCCTAATATTTCTTCTATCTTTACTACTGATTCGTCCCAATTATCTTTGTTTATAACAAACCATTGGACATCTTCCATCATGATCTCTTCAGGTAGAGGAGGCTGGTATATCTCCATCCTTACTTCTTCTGTGATAACCTTTACAGGATCAGGTGGTGAAAAATCTACTTTAGGTAAACTGCCACATCCGCTAATTAGTAACGTAAGGCAACTCATCGCTAGGATCGTCTGCTTCATCTAATTCCCTACTATCTTCTTCAACTTGGCGAAATACTCTACTAGTCGCCTTTGTCATCTTTTTCTCTAAAATTTCTGGTTTAGAGCGTCCGAGTTTTGTAAGATCATGCTTCTTAAAAATCTTCATGTACTGTTGCTTTTCAGATTCTAACTTATTTGCTTTCTTAGTTAGTGCTGAGAACGCTTCAGCTTGTTTCTTCATCTGTGTTTCTAAATTACGAATGGTCTTTTCATTCGTTTGAGCAGCAGTCTGTAATGCTACATTTTGTTGCGTTGCTGCAACTATCTCCGTCTGCTGTTG